CCTTCAAATGTTTCTGTAGTATATTTAGTCCAGCCTCCTATCTTTTCTGGAAAACCAAATCTAAATCTTACTTTATCACCATCAACATATCCACCTTCATTACTTTCAGATGTTATGTCTGATACAATCCCTGGTTTAAACTTTAACTTAGTAATAGGCATTAGACTATCCTCCCTGCTACTGTTCCAGACCCAGTTCTTGTAACATTACTGTCTCCTTGTATATAGTAACCTGCCAATCCTCCAGACGAACCTGATGTGCCGTTTGTAGGCGCAGTAGCTGGAAAAGTAACGTCTGTTCCTGAACCATCGGTACCTGTTGCTCCAGTTGAACCATTGGCACCTAAAGCTCCACCTGCTCCACCAGTGCCTCCGTTACCAGCATTATTAGAGCCAGAGCTGCCACTAGAACCAGAAGTTGCTGATTGTGTGAATCCTTGACCAACGCCACCCGCTCCACCTGCAGCTCCTGCTTGAGTAGCTAAACATGTACCAGAAACAGCTCCGCTTAATGTGTTATAATAAAAATTAGGTGATGTAGTTCCTTGATGAGCAGTAGTTCCATAAACAGTAAAATAAGTTTTAGTTGACGCATTTATACCTGCTGTACCACTATTAGAAACAGATGTTCCAGAACTTGAGGTGCTTTCGCTTACAGAAATAGTAGGTGTTCCGTATCCACTACCATATTGAGTACTAATACTAGCAGATACAGTATAAACTCCAGTTGTGTTTGTTTTTGCAGAAAAATAAATAGGGCCTCTGTTTGCACAAGCTCCAGAAAGACCTGTTCCTGCTCCACCAAGGGAATTTAAATCAAACTGCGATGGATTGATACCTCTGCTAAACTGTCCTCCAATACCTCCCCACAATCTGTCACCGACAACCCCAACTCCGTCTAAATTATTCCCTGAACCGCCATAGACTGTAAACCAACTAGGAGAATTATTTTGTGGCGTAAAAGCTCCACCACCACCTTCATCAACCAATTCAGAAAATGTAGCATTAGCAGTGTAAACACCTTTACCACCTGTTCCGCCAGTGCCTCCACCGCCTCCACCACCTTTGATGTTAGCACCACTATTATTAACAAGAGTAGTTGTCACATCTGCTTTTAAAGCTGTTCCACCATTAGATCCTGCTGCACCACCTTGACCATATATATTACCGTTATTAGTCACAGTTATACTTCCAGAACCACCAGAAGCTAAGTCTAAAGCAGGAGAACCAGTAGATGTACTATAAACAGTTACGCCTGAGTTTATTACAATATATTTTGGGTAATCGACAGCATAATCATCTCCAAACATACTTGAGCCAGTTTGATTTGAAGTGTTAGAAGAAAAAGTTTTTTGCCACCCTCTAGCTTGAGAATAAAAACTATTTAAGCTAATAGCACCACTTGTGGGAACATTAGCAGCTAAATTTGTAGCTGTATTATTACCTGCGTTATCTCTTATTTTAGATCCACCACGATAGTAATCATCAAAAGAAACAGGTGTATTACTCCCGGGGCTAAATTCATCCCGAATGTCTGAAAGACTTATTGTTCCAGAACCAGTTAACGCCATTAGATTGATCCGAAAGCTGTAATATTTCCAGTTACAGTTAAATTACCACTGCTATCTAACTTAAATTTGTTTGTTCCTTGATAGGCAATTCTTAAAGTCCCAGCCGATTCAGTAATTGTATAGTCCCCTAAATCAACTGTTGTCGCATTCATTGTCGCTGTTGTCATAGATGTTGTAGCCGTAACCGATGTGTCGGCAGCCAAAGTCCCTGTTACAGAAGCACCCGTAGCAGATGTCGCTAACTTTGGACTATTATCATGATAAAGAGTTACCGCTCCATCATCAACAAAGGTAGCCATTGTTTCTGCACCATCGGCACCGCCTAAAAGAGATACTTGACTAGCAGATATATTTAAGTTCCCAGTTCCACTGTCAACTATAAAAGAACCATTTGTTGCGTGATGATATATTTTTAAATCTTGAGAAGCACCAAACTGAAGAGTATCATCAGTACCTGCTGTAGCTGAATCACCGAAGTTTATATTCTTACCATTTGTATCTAAGTTACCTCCTAATTGTGGAGATATATCTCCTAAAAGATCTGTAGATATATTTCCTACGTTAGCATTGGATCCTGTTCCATCAGCATATATAATAGCTGAAGTACCTGTTGCCATACTAACCGTGGTTCCCGAACCACCGCCCTGTAATATAGTGGCAGTTTGTCCAGTGTTATTACTTATAAAATACCATTTTTGTTGGTCGTTAGGATCTATGGTTAGATTAAAAGCACCAGAGGGTGTACCTGTTAACAATAATACTTTGTGGTGACCATTTGAAACTGTACCATCGTCTGTAGTTAATGTTGTATTTCCAGATATAGTTAATGTAAGAACACCATTCAATGCATCATCGATAATATCGAAGTTTTTATTGGTTGTTGTTCCCCAGGTTCCCGCTTGTTCACCAGAACCTATTTTCTCTATACCTGTGTTTGCTGTATATGTACTTGCCATAGTTACCTCATTCTACCTCTATCTCTGTCCATATTTCTGACCCAGACGGAGTTACTGTTGTCCATGTCTCTGTGCCACTTGGTGTAATGGCTGTATAAATCTCTGGAGTTGCACCTGCATTTATCTCTTCAAACAACAATTCTCCAAGTGAGTCTTGAGAAAAATTAAAGTCTTTGGTAGCAACACCTGACCCTATCATAATACCATTTGATGTTTTTGTAAATGCAGACTCTATTTCAGACACACCTAATCTTGCTCTAAGACCAGCTGATGTCATTATAATGTCGGTGCTTAACTCTGCATTTGCACCTGCACTTATGTAGATAGCATTTGATGTCTGGGTGAAAGTTCCGTTCATGGAAATCACGCCAGACATTATGCCTATGGCAGCATTGGCACTTGATGAGATACCACTCTGCTCGGATACACCTGCTAATACAATACCTTGATCCGATATGGAGTATTCAGATAGAGCAGATGCACCTAACATTAGCTAGCCTTTTCTTCTTTGGTCTCTTCTTCACCCTTAACAGATTGTATCAATGAGTTTGTAAAAGCATTTTGAGCCACAGTCACTTGGTCTAATTGAAACTTTAGACTAGCAGCTTTGGCCTGTAAGTCTTTTATCTGATTGATAAAATAGTTCTGGTCTTGAGATAAATCTTCTTGATTATACTCTTTACCATCAATAGTAATTACGTTTGTTTTTTGTTCAGTCATTACCAAGTTACTCCACTTGCTGTTGTTGGGTTAGCTTTTGCAGCTATCTGAGCAGCTATTCCATCTTCTATTGATGTGACTTGCTCTGCACCAAGTGCATCTTTAGCCCATCCAATAGCCTGTGTCTCTGTGATATCTGCGTATGGTACTGGTGTGCCTACAAGTGTTACACCGACTGTGCCATAAGCTGACCCTGTGTTACCATCTGAGTCTTCATCAGATGCTCTCCAATGCAAGATAGTCACAATATCTGTGTTGTCTCCCTGCACTAAGTCTCTTTCCATATTTGCGATTGTCCAAGTTACTGCCATTTTATTCTCCTTTAGGTTAAGTTAGGCTGTTTCTAATGCTACTATTCTAGCTTCTAATGCTTCAATTTTCTCTTGTGCTTTTTGCAATGCTGATAGCAAAACTGGTATGGTTTCCGTATAATTAAGTCCCAGTTTATCATTATCTTTTGCATCAGACACAATCATTTCAGGATACTTTGTCTGCCAATCCTGAGCAATAAAACCTATTCTTTTTGTATCATCATCTTCATCAGCAATATATTTATAATTAACTGCTCTAATATTTTTTATATTGTCATAGCTTTTTTGTTTATCTAATTCATTTATATTTTCTTTTAAAGTTTCATCTGATGCTGTTGACCATGAATTAGCACCATTACTTAAATAAACACCTACTCCACTAGTTGCCATAAAATAAGCAACAACACTTGATGAAGAAGAATTGTTTACTTGAAAATGATAACTAGTTCCAACACTTATTCCTATTCCTACTCTACCTGCTGATGTTATACGCATACGTTCTGTGTTGTTGGTAAGGAACTCTATTGTGCCAGAGGCTTGGTTGTTAATACGCAAAGCATCCGCTGGTCCGCCAATATGCTCAATGTGGCTGTTGGTAGAGTCACTACGCATTTGAATGTATTTTGAAGTTCCAGAGGAATTTTGCATACGGACAGATTGCCCTGTGCCAACTGCGTGAAGAACGGTGGAGGGCGAAGTCGTACCAATCCCCAATCGCTCCTCACTAGCATCCCAAAATAGCTTTGCTGTTGTACCTGTGTCTTCGTAGAAGGAGATGTCGCCACCTGTAGAAATATTTTGCCTTAGTTTCCCTGCAACTCTAACAGAGTAATCAGTTGATGTACCACCCTGCAAAAGTGTTCCTGACGTTCCACCAGAATAAGTGCCAAACAAAATGCTATCTTGGTCGTCAATATTTAATGTTGCCCCATTGCCAAGAGTAACATCCCCACTAACAGTCAATCCACCAGCAACATCTAATTTTGCACTAGGACTTGCAGTACCAATACCAACATTTCCACCTGATGTTATATTTAATGAATTAACACCTACTTGATAAAACTTAGTTACTCCTGAACCTGTTGCTTGAATAACTAAATCATTATCTGTACTGCCTGTAATATACTCTGAAGCACCTATTCTACCTGCTGAATTTGCATCTTTTGATACTGTAATAAAACCACCAGTTACGTCTAACTTAGATAAGGGTGTAGTTTTACCAATACTAACATTGCCACTGCTATTCAAAGTTACCTGTGGTGTGCTTCCGCTACCTGCAATAAATTGCAGTTCAGAAGTGTTGCCACCACTTATATCATTGCCTATTCGTGCAGTATTTGTTCCTGCGTTGTCTTGAAAAAACAGTTGCATCCGTTTATTAGCTGAAGCAGAGGTTTGAAACACAACTCCATTGTCATTTGATAATGTACTTAATATTCCTGTAGGACTACTATTACCAATACCAACATTACCTGCTGATGTTATACGCATACGTTCTGAGCCAGTATCTGTAGGGTCTACTGGTGATATACCTGTGCGGAACGTAATTCCTGCTGTGTCTGTAGCTAAACACAAACCTGCCGCATCAGCCGACATATAACCAGAGGCAACGCCACTAGCACTATACATAATTGCTCCACCATTAACACCATCAGCACCTACTACTTGCAATAACGCACTAGGCGAACTAATACCAATACCAACCCTATTATTAGTTGAGTCTACCTTTAACGTAGCATTATCTACACTTAAATCACCTGTTACATCAAGAGTACCACTGAGGTCTGCATCAGTGACTATCTTGGATATGTCTTTTGCTCTTGTCATTCTGCATTCTCCAATGCTGTAATTCTAGCTTCTAAGTCTGTCTTAGCTGTTTCAAGTGTTTCTATTCTTGTCATAGCTTCCTGTAGTGCTTTGACTGCTTTCATGTAGAGTATTGAATAGTTTACGTTTTTTGTTGTAGTTTCAAGTTCATTGTTATTCTCATCTCTGTCAGGAACTTCAAAAACTAAACCACCCATTCCTGCTGTTTCTAATTCTTGTGCAATTACACCAAGCATATTTGGTGTGTCAAGATTATCAGATTTTAAACTATACTTACGAATTTGTAGTGATTTAATATCATCCCATTGAGATGAAGCATTTATAATATTTTCTTTTAATTTTATATCTGAAATAGCACCATAACTATTATTAGTATTTACTACATTACCATTTCCATAAACGTAAAAAACATTTGCAACACCATTTACACCACAAACTATATGAAATGAACTTGTATTATTACAATTAGAACCAATTAAGGTATTAAATACAGAATCACCACTTGTATTATTTGCATTGTAAACACTAACAACTTGGTTTGCTGAAGCATCATTGAAAAACCCTGCTCTAGTTGCTCCGTTTACTGCACTACCAGTACCCACCAACAAGTTGCCACTGCTGTCTATACGCATTGCTTCTGACCAAGTAATAGTAGTGTCTGCTGTACCTGACGGAGCGTATTGCCAGATATGCATACCTGATTCTTGATAGTAATTCGTTGCTTCGTCAGTATTTATGTAAGTATCAACACCTGTGCCAGCCTTTAAATAATAATTATTAGCAAACAGTGAGCGAGTGCCAAATAAAGACATTACGGCTGTATTCCCACCAACCTGCAATGCTCTCATATTTCCGCCTGTGTACCAACTTTCAGGAACTACACCAATACCAACATTACCATCTTTGTCTATACGCATACGTTCTAGGTTGTTGGTCGCAAATTGCATTGTTGCAAATTCATAGTTCCACAAGACAGCATCTGCCACTGAAGTGCCAACAAAGAAACCGTCCGTTGCAGTGGTTCCTGAAGAACTATTGTGGTAAAGAGTGGCACTTATAGTATCAGATGTTTTGATATTAAGAGGACGAACTGGCGAACTCGTCCCAATACCCACATTGCCACTGCTGTCTATACGCATACGTTCTACACCAGCAGTTTCCATCTTTATAAAACCATCAGGGTCAACTTCAATGTCTTCATTGCCATCATGTGTTT